GGGGGAGCATCAACAGGTGCTATGGCTGTCCAACAAGTAAAAGCAGGACTGGATGCGATCTATCTTTCTGGGTGGCAAGTCGCAGCTGATGCTAACTTGTCAGGAAACACATACCCAGATCAAAGCTTATATCCCGCAAACAGCGTTCCATCCATCGTAAAAAGAATCAATAGTGCGCTGCTAAGAGCAGAACAAATTGATCACGCAGAAAACAAGAACAGCGATAAACACTGGTTAGCTCCGATTGTAGCAGATGCAGAAGCAGGATTCGGAGGACCCTTGAACGCTTTTGAATTAATGAAAGCTATGATTGAAGCCGGCGCAGCTGCAGTACATTGGGAAGATCAACTAGCATCTGAAAAGAAGTGCGGTCACCTCGGAGGAAAAGTCCTCGTTCCAACATCACAATTTATTCGGACTCTTACTGCAGCTCGTTTAGCAGCTGATGTCATGGATGTTCCCACCGTGATCATTGCACGAACAGATGCAGAGTCTGCAAATTTAATCACAAGCGATGTTGATCCATACGATCATGACTACATCGAAGCAGGCAAACGTACACCCGAAGGGTTCCATTACCTCTGCAGGACAGGAATGGAAAGATGCGTTGCGAGAGGTCTAGCATATGCTCCTTACGCTGACATGCTCTGGATGGAAACTTCAACACCTGACCTAGAAGAAGCAAGGGTCTTCGCGGAAGGCATTCATGCAAAATTTCCAGGTAAACCTTTAGCATACAATTGCTCGCCGTCTTTCAATTGGAAGAAGAATCTTGACGATGCAACCATCGCAAAGTTCCAAAGAGAACTTGGAGCCATGGGCTACAAATTCCAGTTCGTGACATTAGCAGGATTCCATTCACTTAACCATGGAATGTTCGAACTAGCTAGAAAGTACAGAGATCATGGAATGTCTGCTTATTCAGAGCTTCAACAAGCGGAATTTGATTCTGAACAGTTTGGATACACTGCTACAAAACATCAACGTGAAGTTGGAACAGGTTACTTTGACGAGGTATCAAAAGTAATCTCAGGTGGTAATTCTTCAACTCTAGCGCTTAAAGAATCAACAGAAGCACGCCAGTTTGATAAGTAATAGCATGAGACTATTAAAGGGATTATCAACAACACTATTTGTCGCTACAGCAGCAGGTTGCATAACTCAACTCGGCACTGTGCCGCTTCAAGACGACAATGAGAAATCTGTAGATAAATCTTCAGTTTCTCCCGCGCATCAAGAAGAGAAACAGAGCTTAGATGACTGTGGTTATCAAGAGATAGTTGTTGATAATCCTGATAAAACCAAGACTATCATTGTCGTACCGCTCGAATGTGTAGACGAACCTGTAGATATTGTTTGCGATCCTGATCTAGAAGATCCCACTAAACAATATGAAGTTGGTGCTACAGAAAAGATTAATCTTTGATGTACAGCCACCGCATAAATGCAGAAGCTAGAGCAAGTCCAAGAAAAATCTTAAATAATAACTCGAGAAACACGTCGAACAAATTTTGAAATATCTTTTCCAAGTTCATGTAAATATGTAATAATCAAGACATGGTCGCTGTGGGTGATTTAGTTCTTTATCCTAAAATTTAGATGAACAAATTATTATGACTGTAGTTAGAGTCTCATCTAATGATGTCTATCAACTCTGCAACCTCTTGTCCTGCGACGGCACGATGCTAAAAGAAATTTGGATAGGCTGCCTTCAAATTATTTTCTGAATAAAGACATAATCTTAAAAATCTTTAATGTTTTTTAGGACTAAATCTCTCTGTGTTAGACATACTTAAAGCTCGGAAGACGCACGTATGTCATCCCGAAAAGAAGAACTTGTTGAGCAGCTTGAGATCATCAGTGCTCAGATAAATCAATTGAGAAAAATTGCTTCAAAAAACAGCAAGGAAGCTAAAGAAAAATCTCGACTGATGAAACTCATGACCGCGTTGATCATCGAACTAGACTCCTTGAAAGATCCCGAAGATTCAGAAGATTAATTTGATTTTACTGAGTGTACTTTTGTTTCTTCAAAGCGTTTAATAGACTACATGACTAATCTTGAGAAACCGATTCCTAGAAATTTATTTTTAGCGCAACAAGTCGACCAAGACACAATGAACGTGCTATCAAAATCGATCTTGGAGATTCGTGAGCACGACGTGCATCTTGAAGGGTATTTTAAGTTACACGATTTAGAATATAAGCCGAAGCCCATCATTATACACATCGACTCGTATGGTGGCGCAGTCTATCAGTGTTTTGGTCTGCTGTCTATCATGAAGTCAAACGGAACACCAGTCAATACTGTTGTTACAGGATGCGCCATGTCTTGTGGATTTATGATCGCAATTCACGGCGCGCATCGATCAATTCATAAGTACGGCACAATGATGTACCACCAAGTGAGTTCGGCTGTTTGGGGGAAAGTTGCAGAGATGGAAGAGGATTTAATTGAAACTAAGCGCCTTCAGAAACAAATTGAAGAGATGACACTCGGTAACACAAAGATCACTAAAGAAAAATTACAAAAGGTCTACAAGAGAAAGCAGGACTGGTACATCGACGCAAAAAACGCGCTCAAATGGGGCTGTGTCGACGAGATTGTCTAGCAGCTATCTATTAAATTCTCTTAATTAAGACGTGGTTTTTTGTGTTCTATTTTTTAGATTTTTTCATGGTTCCATCAATGCTCAGCGTTCCAATGAATATAAAAAACGCAGTTGAGACAATGAAGAAACCAGCTGCTAATGTTAAAATCATGCATCTTTATTTATTCTGCGGATTTTAAATTGACAATTTTAGATGCAAGTTTTTGCATGGGCATTGTAGATTCTATCTATCTTAAAAAATGTATTAACATCTAATAAGACGCAGGATGCTTCATATCTACACTTAATTAATATATTATATGCGCAGGTGAAACTGAGGATGAAGCCCTCAGAAGTAACCCACTTATCTTGCTATGACAACGACCCAATTCCCAGAAAATCTAAAGAGTAGAGAGATCTTCATCTTTGATCAGATCTTGGCAGGCAATTTTGAGGCGATGTGGACCGAGATCACCCACTACGTAGATGGTAAAGAAGTCAAACTTCACGTAATGGAAGACGCGCTCTTTGTGGGTGGTGTCCGAGTCAATGTGTCTGCAAATCTTGAGCAAAAAATTGCTGATCTTTTCGACGCATCTCTGCCCACCGCGATGGTAGCTGACATGATGTACTTATCTGCCATTAGAAAAATTGGGCCGTGTCCAATGCCTATCTCATCTACTGTGAGCGCAATGACTACTCATTCTAATGCTGTAACAAAACAGTTGACCTCACAGATAGGTCTTGCATCTACTACCGGCAAGCACTGGATTTTAGACAAGAAGCTTGAACTTAATCCGAAAAGAGCGTGTAATTACGGCTGGCACTTCACGGGCCCAACATACAAGGGAATTAAGGGGTATCCTGCTGCATCGAAGATCGCAAGCAAGATTGCAAATGTGATTCAGCCTAACGCGATCGCCCACGATGCCCTACACACAGATTACTCTCAAGTGTGTCAGCTAGTTTCTCAGCGCTGTTGGATCAATGGCTCTGAGCAGCGCTTCTCTGATGTCGTAAAAGATCCACAACTTGCCAAGCTAGTATCACATACGGGTGCTCTTAAATTCGACAGACAACCCGGTACTGCACTCTACACAGGATGCAAGCTCACGCTGCCTTTTAGAATTCCTGCTTCTTGTCCCGCTGTATAGGTGAACCATGCCAACGTACGACTACGGTTGCTTAGTTTGCAACAAAGAGTTTGAAGTTCAACAATCAATTAAAGACGAAAAGGGTGCTGAGTGTCCGCACTGCAAGACATTCTCCTGCAATCGCCTCATTTCTAAGGGAACTTCTTTCACTTTGAAGGGAACTGGGTGGGCCGCAGACAACTATACGTCTTCTAAGACTTAGATCACACAAGAAAAATTAGCTTGTAAAGAACTAAAGACTTAGATTAGTATTGCTAATATCTGGTGGAAAGGAAACAAACCAACAGATAAGACACGCAACGGAAGTCGTATCGGTGGCAGACATCAATCTCATAAATTGAAGGAGAAATCCCCTTGTGGGTTCGAGTCCCACCCGTTGCACTAAAAACGAGGATATCATGATCCGCTTTCTCGGAAAGATTCCTAATAAATGTACGGTAGCTTTTTCAGGTGGAGTCGATTCCGTCGCAGTAGTCGACTTTCTATTGAATGGTAAAAAACAAGTCGACCTGGCTTTCTTCCATCACGGCACGAAGACATCGGATGAAGCTCAGTTTTTTGCAGAATGTTTTGCTTCCGAACGAAACCTGAATCTTCGCATCGGAAAGATCACTCGAGAAAAGTTGCCCGAAGAATCGCAAGAAGAATACTGGCGAAACGAACGGCATAAGTTCTTCGCCACCTTCGACAAGCCTATCATCACTGCCCATCACCTAGATGACGCAGTTGAGACCTGGATCTTCACGTCCCTACATGGTGAATCACGATTGATTCCATACACAAGTGGAAATGTGGTTCATCCGTTCCTCATCACACCGAAAGCCGAGTTTGTTTCTTGGTGCGAGAGGAAGAACCTGAGATGGATCGAGGACGGTTCGAACTGTGATCTGCGGTTCATGCGCAACCTGATCAGGCATCGAATCGTGCCTGAAGCCCTGCGAGTCAATCCAGGCTTGCACAAGGTCATCAAGAAGAAGTACCTCGATCTTTAAGAAGCTTTTGTCCTTAAGAGTTCAAACACTTCACGTGGAACTTTTGTCTTAGGATCATCACCCAAAGAAAGACAATTTTGACTTGCAAACTGAGTCAAACCACTTAAAGTGCCCGGGCCCCAAACGCCGTCTATGCTCTTATCATACAGACAAATCTTTTTTAAATATTCTTGTGCTTCTTTAAGCGAATTTTTATCCCATATTACAGAGTCATCCTTGTTTGGTTTAGCAGCGTCGATTGTCTTCATGAATAGTTGAGATTCTGATTTTCTTCTGCTCAGCAGACCTTTGTTGACCTTCATGACACCACCGACGCGAAACTTGCACCACGCTTCTAACTTCGCAGGAACGCTAGCAAAATCTCTTGAATTAACAGCCTTTTGCACGCCCGTGTTGACGATTCCTCCTTCGCCTGTGTTAAAGATGAAACTAACTAGCGCGTCGAATTGGTTCTGGTTGAGGGGCACAGTTATGTGTTTCTTGACAGCGCTTTCGAATCGCTCTACGTCTTTTGCGAGAATAACCAGTGCTTGTTCTTTTGTGATTTCTTGATAATTTTCACCCGGGAGAATAACGTGTCCCACTCCGATTGTGGGCTTGCCGGCCGGGCAGATGTAACGCTTAAGCACCAATCCTTCCCATTTTGTGATGTGTTCTAGACCATGTGCGGAGATTTTTAGATGATCATTCATATTACTAATAAATATCTCTTTTGCAACTCAGCGACCCGTTGTTGTATAAATCTTAATACAGTATGTCTATCGACAAAAAGATGCTGAGAGTGGCAGCGCTCGCGGCTTTGCAAAATGACGAGAGGGGCAATGACATTAGGACTTTCTTTCTTGGTTGCGTCGGCCTAAGAAATGATGGCGTTCTTGTTGCCTCAAGAAATGTTGCATCACGCGATGTAGCTCTGAGCCACCATGCTGAAGCGCGTCTATCGCGCAAACTTACGCCCCGCTCTGAAGTCTGGGTGGCACGAATTAGAAAAAATGGCGAGTGGGCCATGGCAAGACCATGTTCAAGTTGTCAAAGCAAATTACGTATGGCGGGTGTCTCCCGAGTCGTATACACTCTTGCGCCCGATGAGTGGGGCGTCATAGATTTAAAGGAATCAAGAAGATGAACATTTTAATATTAGATGATGACGCTGTGCGACATCAAGCATTTGACAATTATTATAGAGCATACGCACCCATAACACACACTTACCGCTACAGCGACTGCATTAAGAATCTAAAGCTAGGCGGTTGGGATATCGTACATCTTGACCACGACTTGGGTGAAGAAATTGGCGATCCTGACATGAGGGTTGATGGTTGGGGCAAAGCAGTGCAGTTCAATGGGCTCGACGTCGTAAGATGGCTGGTCGATCGGGTAGACGAACCGCTTGCACTGAAAATCATAGTTCATTCCATGAATCCGGCCGGTGGACAAAAGATGTATGATGAGCTATGCCACGCAGGCTTTGATGCAGATTACATTCCGTTTGTCGAGGTTTATTCAAAATTTCTCAAATGAAAAAAGACAATATCATCTCTCTAGTTGATCGACTTGAACGCTGGCGTCACGTCTACACTTCACCAAATGGTGAATTTAATGTCACAGTTTCATCTCGCGGATACTTAAAGGTTTCATTCAGGGAGGATCAGAAAGATACTATCTGTCTTGATTTCTTTGAATCTGTGAGATTTATGTCTGAAGTCTCAAAAGGATTTGAGATGATTGTGATGGATGCAAATTGACGCGTAGAGAAATTATAAAACTATAGGGGTTCACGCCTCAAAAAACAGTAATTAATTAAAGAAAAAAACATGTCTAACAAGAAGAAAAACAACTTTTACAGCCACAAACTTCAACTCAACACTGACAGCTTAGCTTACGCGCCCGATGAGGAGCTTCGAAGTCTTCACGACTCTCTTCAGCGCGAGAGAGACATGACGCTCCGAGAAGATCATGATTCTCGTAGTGTTGAAGACTCTATCAGCTACGTACAGCGCGAACTTAGCATCAGAGAAAAGCGTCGGTGCGCTCATGCAAGCTATTTGAAACTTAGCGGCTACGTCGAGCTCGCTGAGGAGACACAACAACACGCGGTGCCTGCTCCTGCAGATCAAAATAACTAAATTATTGAAAGTAGCTTATGGATAGTATCATTCAAGATTATCTTAAAGACTTAAAATCTTTTTCACTACTCAAACATCCTGAAGTCGTAACTCTTTTTAAAGATTATGTCGAAGGTGATTCTGCGTCTGCAAAAAAAGCAAAGAAAAAGCTAATTGAAAGTAATCTTCGACTAGTCATATCAATTGCCAAGAAGCACAAGGGGCACAACATTCCTCTTGAAGATCTTATTCAAGAAGGTAATTTAGGCTTACTCAAAGCGATTGATCGCTTTGATTATAAACGCGGTTTTAAGTTCTCTACTTACGCAACTTGGTGGATTAAGCAGGCCATTTCTCAGCATATACTTAAAAGAAAAAGAATGATTCGCCTGCCGGCACATGCTGCATCAGTACAGAAGAAGATCGTACAAGCTGCAGATGAATATCGCTCAATGATGGGCTGTGAACCTTCAAATGATGAATTGTTGGACTTGATCGATGCGTCTGAGACTGTTGTGAAGGCGACCATCGCTTCAGGAAGAAACACTGTATCTCTTAATCAAACTTTGTCTTCTGATCCTGATTCAGGCACCATAGACGAAAAGATTAAAGATGAAGATGAAAATGTCAATCCTTTTCACGTCACTTCTTCTAAGGAACTCTTATGTATTGTGCAAAAAGTTCTTCAGACGCTGTCAGAAAAAGAGTCTGCAATTTTGCGATTGAGATTTGGTCTTTTTGACGAGAACATGGACACTACAGACTATGTAATTAACGAATCAGACATAGATAACCTTTTAAATTCTAAAATGTAAATAGATGCGCTACATAGACTTTTTTTTAATTGTGTCAAATTTTCTTACGCTGACATTGTTAATCATTCTTAAACATAAAATTAATAAACAATTAAAAGAAATTGATAGTGTACGTGAATGCTTGACAAAGCGTAAAGATGTTGAACATGACTACATGCAATCGTTGATGACAAGACTGGGTGACGTTCAACGTACAAGATTTTCAAATTATTTTAAAAATCACGGAGATTAAACTTGAATCAATTATATTGTAAAAAAGAAAAATCACAATATGCCACTGTCACAGAAGATGGAACTAATTATAGAGAAATCGCTGACATGATGACCACGATCGGCTACAAAATGAATCATTCTTCAGCAAGAAATTACGTATTGCGTGTCATGAAAAAATTTGCGCATGCAATCACCAAGAATTGGAATATTGATCTATCAGAAGACAGACTCGATCAAATCATCAAAGATCCTCAATTTCAAGAGGGCATTAGTGATATTCTTCAAGAAATTGAAGCAAATAGAAAGCTAAATCAAGCGGAGATTAACGCAAAATGAGACTGCATCAAAGAAGTATTTCAAAAGTCACGTTGCTTAATGTTCTTAAGCGAAGAAAATCGGATCTAAAGAGATTCTTAGCAGAAACTGGAATTGTTACATATGAACTACTCAAGTCACGATGTAATTCAATGGGAGTAATCCCGCCAGAAGAGAGAGAATTTCTTGACACAATTGAAGCAGATTACACTGGTACCGCTTCAGTGTCTTCACCTGCTGAAGGCTTGATCGTTCTGGATCCTCCAAAGATCATTAATGAATTAACTGGTAAAGAAGTAGAAATGCCGCAGATCGATCCTTTGGCAGAGCTGCCTGAGCCTGTCTTAGATGAGCCGAGCGCAGATACCACAAACGAAGAGAATTCATCTAAGAAAAAGAAAAAGAAGTAAGTTGCAATCGCTCGACGTCACATGTTAAATTTGACATATGACGACAGTTATCGATATTCTCGAAGCTCTTGAATCTGACAATTCACGTCTCTTCAAAGAGGAAATCTTAGAGGTCCATGGCAAGAATAAACTTCTCCGTGAGGTCTTCAAGATTGTTGGTGATCCATACACAAATTTTTACATCAGTAAGTTCAAGATGCCCAAGGCCGAAGGAAATGGCGCCGACGATCTTGTTCTAGAACATTTCCTAGAGGATATCCACGAAAAACTCTCCACCCGCAAAGTGACCGGCAACGCAGCGAAGGACCTTGTAGCTCGACTATTCGCTGACATGACAGGACCGCAGCAGAAGTGGTGCCAGCGCATTCTACTCAAGAATCTACGATGTGGTGTTTCGACTACTACAGTAAACAAGCTGTGGCCGGGAACAATCGTCGGTTTCTCTGTGCAGCTTGCAGAATCTTTGAAGACTCGGCACGAACTAGGCAAGGGAATCATCATCGAAGATGAAATCACTTATCCGGCTAGAATCGAACCCAAGCTCGACGGACTCCGCTGTATTGTGGTAAAGAAATCCGGTGAAGTTACAATGTTCACTCGAAGCGGCTCTGTCCTCGAGACGCTGCCTCGAATCAAGTCTTACATCGAATCAGCACCTTGGGACAATTTTGTCCTTGATGCCGAAGTGATGG